TTTAAATAAAAGCTCCACGCCCGTAACTAAAGAACTGCCTGTATTAAAAGTTATTATTGCAGCGTTCTTAGTATTTTTCATTCCCTCATTAAGATAGCTGTTGTAGCTAAAATTAAATGACGAAGGTGTGAACGCATCTTCACTAAACTGAGAAGTTGCAGAGTATTGATTATCGCTATACTTATACCTATACGCAAATGATATAAATCTTTCTTCTAAAAAATCGTCTTGCTGTCCTTGGAGATTTAATGTTTGAATTGTAGGAGCGGTAATAGGGGGTCTTTTAATTACCAATAAAGCTTCAGGAGAAAAACCATCAAAATAAGAAGGCGCTGAACTAGGCGCAATGTAGCTCCTGTTTATATTAATGTATCTAGGAGGATTTAAATTGTCTGTAAAAAACAACAAATCATCTATTAAATTTACGCCAGTAATTAAATGATAAGGACTAAAATTAAGAGTGGTTTTTAAATTAGTTCCATCATTAGCGCTTATTACGTTGTATGTTGTGTTAGCCGTATTGGTATTATACGAAACTATTAAATCTAATTTTGCGCTAGGACTAGCTATAAAAGCAGGGTCATGTACGAACCAATAAATAGTCTCATTCGCACCATCCTCAAAAGCTCCAATACACCTGGCGTTATTGCTTAATTCAATATTATCAAACATTAATGTCGTAAGAATGGTATTACCCTTTGAGTTTTCTACAGAACCTACTTCAGAGCCTTCCGTAGAACCGAGTCTTACATTTAACGCATCAATATACTCACCATTCGGAACAAGCCTTTCGTCAAGGCTTTTGTTCATACGGCCAGCGATAAAATTTCTTTGAATGTTTGCCATCTTTATTTAATCCACTTACTCTCTCCTCTAAGATTCATTAATAATCTTCCAGGATGAATATTGCTTAATCTAATTTTTGCATTTCTAAGTAGAGCTGTTTTTCTTTTTCTAGCTCTATTGATAATATACTCTTGAACATTAAATTTGCTATTTAAAATAGCATACTCAATATAAGCATAAACGTAATCTTCAAAAAGTTTGTTCACTGAAACTTGAGAATCATCTCCTCCCTCCATTCCATCAGAGATGTATTCTAATATGCAGCTTTCATTAAGCATTGTAGAATCAAAGTTTATAACTCCTGCTTTTTTATCTATTCTAAAAGTAGGATTTATATTAGCGGTTTCTGTATTTAAACCATAACGCGCTCCAATAGTATAATCTGCATACCAGTTAGCTTGGGTGTCAGCGGGTATTTGGTCATCAGCATTATTTTGATTTAAATATATACTGTTTTGTTGACCGTTTTTTCTTTCAGTATCTAGCTGCGAGTCCGTAGTAATTACAGTGCCGTCTGAGTTGAATGTAAGAGTTCCCCCTGCTCCTTGCAAGTATGCTTGAGCAGAGTTAACCTGAATGTTCTCGTTTAAAGGTCTAAGCCATCCGTCTTTATATAAAGATATACGAATCCAGTTTACATAGTCGTTAGGTAAAACAAAAGTAAGATTATCAAATACAGTAAGCTCTAAAGCTTTTACTTCCATAAACGCATCATAGTTAAGCTCTTGTATCCCGCGCTTTGCATGAAACAATATCTTGTACCTTTCCTCGTTATTAACTAGCGAGTGGTTTCCAGAATACATCAACTGAAAATTATTTACTATATCTTCCAAGCTTACATACTGGTAAGACCCCCAATTTTTATTGGTAGGAGCCGCTCCCGCATTTTCGTAATATTGATATTGTGATAAATATGCCATACTATTGTTCTTGGTTTTCTTGTTGTTCTATAGCTTGACCAAACTGCACCGTGGCTATCTCTCTAATAGACATACCTGCGTATTGTAATATTCTAGCCACTAAATTATTTACATCATCTTGAGGAAGTTCAAAGTCTTGATAGTCTGATTGAGACTGGTCAAATATAGGTTCTCCTCCTGTAAGTGAAATATAGGTCCATTTAGGGTCTTTTGGGTATCTAATATATTGCGATACCACTCTACCTATTTGGCTTACAGAATCAGGATATAAGGTTAATATGTTTCCTTCTTGAGTATAAGCAGGAAAAGTAGTGTTAGGACTAGTAAGCATTGATTTAGTAAGCATAGTTATTTTACTATGACTAACTGGCTCTGCTTCATTTTTTAAATCAGCCTTCTTATAAATAGCATAAGGGACACCTGTTATAGTCAAAGAAGCTACATTCAAAACTATTGTTGTTTGATTTGTAACAGAAGCCACTTTTAAATTTGTAACTACAGAGTTTGACAATACAATAGAAACAACATCTCCTGCTGCCACTCCATCTGTTTGAAATGTTGCCCCTGAATCTATTAACTGCGTATTACCTCCTCCAGTTGCAGTAGTTGTTCCTGATGAAGTAACCGTGCTATAAATTAAAATCTTATTTAAAAGATAATAATCCGAACCTGTAGTTGCTGCGGTAGGAACTGTGTATTCATTTAATACACTTTGAGACAAGCTTGCCGTGATTGAAAAAGTATCTATTACTTCTTCATATCCTCTTTGAATATCTGCGTATCCAGTTCCTGATACTCTCCCATTTTGTTTGTTAACCTGATTATTGTAAGATATAAAGTATTCGTCAAAAATATCTAACTGTGCTTGCTTAGCAAACAAGTTAAAATCTGATGGAGATATATAACCGTAATTATTCTTGTTAAGGATAGCAAGAACTGTATTTCTAACAGCGTTTATCATCGCTTTCTTTTTTACAAAGATAAGCAAAAAAAAAGAGGTCAATTATTTTTGACCTCTCTCCACAACCGCTAATCTTCTAGCAATTTTTCTAACATTTTCAAAGACTCTATGCCATCGTCACTCTGTAAATACGATGATACAATGTACATTGGGTCTTCCCCAAAAGGCACAGTCAACATCTTCTTCTTATTGGTAGATGTGTTAAACCATACTTCCTTTTGTTTATTTCTAAATGACAATAATCCTTTGTCAAAGAATAACTGAACATTAGACTGTAACTTTAACATAGGGTCATTAACCATTTTTAAGAACGTATGAGGGTCGCGCTTAACAAAGATTAATATATCTCTACGAAGCTCTGCCGTGCTCATTTGCTCTGTATTTCTTCCCAGTAAAACTCTTGATATGGTCTCTACTTGGTCCACTGAAAGCTTTCTAGCTTCAATAAGAGCATCTGCTTCTATGTTTAATTGTTCAATCTCTGCTGCCGCATCTTTTTCTTCATTAACCTCAATAAACTTTTTCCCGTTTAATGGGTGATAATACAAGAACTCTTGCAGTACAGGATTATTTTTTGGAACTCTTAAAAAACCATCAACAAAATCAATAGGCTCTCTAACTACTTGTCCATCCTGCTCGTCTTCAAAACAAGACTTTTGGTTAGGAGAATATCTCAACACTCGGTTGATTCCTTTGTCTTCGTCAAAATGTAATAAGGGTTGTCTTCTTGAGCCTCCTGAAGGTAATAAGAAAGATATCGGGGCTCTATCTCTAGTAAGTTTGTAGACCTTGTCTACTAATGCATTTTTTTTCATTATATAAATTTAATTAGATTTAAAAAAAAGGGAGGCGGTTAAACCTCCCTTGGTAATAATACTACTCTTGGAATAAGAAGAAGTTGTTTGCACCTAAAGTACATACAGCTCTCTCAGACAAGAAGTGTACTTCCATAGCATCTAAGCTTGAAGTAGCAGCACCGCCAGCAGAACCTGTAATCCAAGTTTTGTAACGTCTGTCTTCAGTTTCAGAAGCTCTGTATCGAACATGAAGGAATGGTCTCTTCGCATTCTTACCTAAAATCTGGTCGTATACTGTAGTAGAACCAGCTGGTACTAATAGTCCGTTTACACGGCCTGAGTTAGCTCCAGTAGGAAGACCACCACGCATAGTTGGGTCATTTAAGTATTTCCAGTCAGACTTGTAGAAGTCATATCCTCTACGGAATCCAGTGAATCCAAGGTTTAATGCCATGTCTTTGTCATTGTCAAATAAACCATAAGATGTTCCACCAGCTCCATAAGAGTTCTGAGCTGCTAACATATCATCAATATCAAAGCTAAATTCTCTATCAACGAAAATTACATTTTCCTCAATAGAACCTTGCTTATCTAAACGCGAGATTACTGCATCAAAGTCAGCTAGTGCAGCTGGGTTTCCACCGCCCCACACATTTCCACGATTCTCAACTGCATAGAAGATACCTTCAGAACCTTTGTTCCCTACATCTCCTCCAGCTGCGATTGCTCCTGACGCAGCTTCTGCTGGTACAGCTTCAATCATTGCTGTTTCTAAGTAGTCGTCAAAACGTAGACGAGTTTCGTGCTCTGATTTAAGATACCATAAGTATCCAGATGCTCCGTTTTCAGTAGTTACTTCTACCCATCCAATTTGCGCCATGTCAGACCCGCTTACAGCGTATTTGTCTTTGATGATAATTGGCGAGTTATCAAAGATAACGTCATCAGCTTCTAATGAGCCTACCATTCCACTAGTTCCTTTTTTAAATTCAGAACCATAAATAAACACTGTTCTTGTAAGTCCAGCTGCACCAACTTGTCCAGCTGCTTCATAATAAGCTACATCAAAAGTTGCTGCTCCCGTGTTCACGGCTGTAACAATACCTTTGTTTAATCCAGCTCCTGCATTATCAGAGATAACAACAGTCTGTCCTACTCTAATTGCAATGCTTCCAGTACCAGGTACTAATGCATCACCTACTGTGATTGTAGCTGTATCGTCACCAGCATTTCCTGCTGATGCACAGTTAACATATTTAGTGTGTAATCTTCCTTGCTCTGCCCATTTGATAAGGTCAGAGTTAGATGGCATCTCTGCTCCTACTAAACGTAAGAAAGATGCGATTGTACGATTTCCATATCGCTCAAACTCTTTTTCATAAGTATCAGGTAAATACTGATTTAAGAAATCAAAGTTGTTTATATAATTTGTACTTAATGGTACTTGTTCTGCACTCGGTTGTAAAGCAAACCCAGGGGTTGCTTGAACTGCTCCTGCCATAATAATTAATTTTTAAAATTTATTTTCGTTTAATACTTCTTATTTTTAAGCCTCGTCCCGAATCAGGGTTAACTGACTTAACTTGAAATCCTCCCTTATTAGTTACTTCAGGCGCTCTACGCTCGCTCATATTTATATTTTTAGTTTTGCGTATTACATCTTCCGTAGCTTCAGACTTGCCTTGCTCATAAAAGAACTTAGCAAATTTGTCAGGATTCATTGCGATTGATAAAGCTCTATGGTATCCGGCAGCGTCACTAATTAAACCCTTGTCATCCAAATACTTATTAATAAAGTTCATTGGGGTCTCTTGAGTTTTTTTAATTGTCTGCGCATCACCTGGAGAGAAGGTTACTGTTTTGTCGTCAAGCACGAAATCAAAACCTTTGAAATCTTCAGTAAAAACTTTATCGGTTTCTTTTAAAAACCAATTGCGTTTTGCCTCACTTTCCTGTTGTTGAGTTTTAACAGATTCTAAATATTGCCTATACTCTTGAAGTTCTTCACTGTTGCTCTGAGAATCAGCAACCGGTCTCGACTCAAGGGGCTGCTTGTATAATTCTTTTTGCTCATTAAAAAACTTCTTTGCTTTAGCAATAGTTTTCTTTTTTGCTAGTTTAGTTTTTTTAACTACAGATTCGTCATCTAGTTCTTCATCATAAGAAAAATCCTCCATTAGAGAATCTATATCTTCAGGGTCTAAACCTTCGCCTTCTGTAATTGTCAAATACTCTCTTAGCAAAGCATCAGGGTTCATAGCACTAAAGTCTTTTTGTAATCTTACATAGTCTTCAATACCTCTTCCTGTTTCTTTTTTATACTTAAAGTAGGATGCAACATCTTCAGGAAGCTCTTCAGCTTCTTCTCTTGCTGCGCTTAATTCATCTAATGAATTAATTTCCCTACCGTATCTTTTTCCAATATATGAAAGAACGTCTTCTTCAGATAACTCGGCTGGTTCTTGAACTGGCTCTGGTGTCTCTTCAGATGTTTTTTTTGCTTCAGTATTAGTTTCCTCACTTTTACCTTCAGCAAAGTCCATTTTTATTTGAGGAGTGTTTTCTACTTGATTATCGTCCTCAATTAATTTTTCTTCATGTTTGTCAAGAAGTTCTTGTTCAACTTCTTGTACTGATTTTTCTTCAACGGCTTCTACCGCTCTTACTTTTAATTCCATTTAATTTAATTTAAGTTACAAAGTTAGTTAAAATAATAACGCTCATTATCGAGGTGAAAACTCAGATAAATCAAAGCCATCTAGGCTATCTTCATTAGATTCAAAATTCTGTGGAGGTAAATTATTTTTACGCTGTGAAATCAATTTACTCTGTTCAGTATTTTGTTGACTAATTCTATCAGACTTAGCTTTCTCTCTAGAGCCTTCTCTGTTTGATAAAGATTGCTCAGTCATACCATGCAATTGTAAGTTATAATTAAACTCTTGCTGCATTAAGTTAGATTTAAGTTGAGCTTCTGCTTTTTGTTTTTCAATTTCAAAAGCTATTTCTGCTTGCTTCACTTTCATCTTAGATTGCGTTTCAAGCTCTATCTTTTGAAGTGCTACTTGCGCAGCCATCTCCTGAGACTTGAGCTGTTGTTGAGCTGTCATTGCTTGCTTTTGCATAGCCATCTTTTCATCACGCTCCTGCTTAGCAAGTCTCTTAACTTTCAATAATTGATTAGCAAGTTTAAGATTTTTAATCTCACGAATATCAATGGCATCTTCAAGATTAATATCTTGTTTAGATAAAGCCATCTGTATATTCTGCTCCAGCATAGCTTTTTGCTCTTCGTCTGGAGATAACTCTATAAACACACCAAAGTCATAAATATATAAGTCTGATATTTCACCAAGTATACTTACATTGTATTTACCAATTTTATTTATAAAGTCTTCCTTAAAGTCCGAATACTCTAAAATATCTGCGATACGATAAGTTAACGCTTCCGATAAACTTCTGTATATATATAGACTACCGTCTAGTATATGTCTTGTTGCAGTATTTGAATTTAGTGCAGCTAACTTCTGAACACCAACTAGAGCATCTGGAGATGGTGTAGAACCGTCTCTCGCTTCATTTAAGCCTGTTACAGACCGAATCATATCTAAGTAATGGTTATAGTTAGCTATAAGCATTTGTGTCTTAGAAGCTCCAGAACTGCTTGTAAGCTGTTGTATCGGAACTTTGCCTTGATTGTATTCTCCATCCTGCGTGTAACTTCTACCCACTACACTACCTGTTTGGAAGTATAGTCTTAATGCATCAGATGGGTCATACGCCGCTCCTGTGCCCAGGTCGACTTCATTAAGTCCGTCTGCATCTATATACACACCATCCGGTACAGTTCTAGCAATAACTTGCTGTAACTTCAAATGAGTGACCTGTATCAAATCAGCAAAAGGAATCATTCGTCTTACTAAAGACTCAATAACTCCTTTATACATTCTTGGTGCTACGGCAACATAATTAGGTAAGGCGTGCTGAGAAGAAGACTTTGGTCTAACCATATTCTTAGCAAGCTCCCACTTGAGAATTATGTTAGTTCCCATAACCATCACTCCGTCATACCATACATCAATGGTCTTTTCTATTTTCTCAAACTTTCCATCTTCCATCATTTCTTCTGGAGGATTAAAAGTATCGTCTTTTTCTATCATCTTAGAACCACCACCCTCAAGTATTCTCTTCTTATAAACCATCTTCTTAGTGGTCTTATAATTAAAATACATCAGAGTACAAGTGTCTCTATAAAAAATATCATTCTCATAAAACTGAGCTACATTATAATAGTCATACCAGCTCTGGCTGTATTTAGATATCTCTTCTAAATCTTCACGAGTAAGGCTAGGGTCTATCTTTAATAGTTCAGCAATAGGTAAAGTTTTAATCTCACCCCAATAGAAACAATCTTTAAAGTGAGGGTCTTCAGTGTAGCTGTATACAACATTAGCTGGGTCTACATAAGATATTTGAACTCCAGCTCCAGGTAGGAACTCATGTTTTGCTACAGACATACCTATAACTGTGGAGTCATAGTCTATTTGTTTACGAACATCATCATAGTGATTTTCAGAAAACATCGTATCGATTGCCTCCTCTTCTGCAATTTCAATTGCAGGTTTATAGTTAAGGTTCATATAAAGAGATAGCTCCTCATCAGATGATGGAAGTTCATCAGGGTCCATAATAAATGGGTCTACTCCTGTCTGCTCTTGTATCGTAGTCAAGATATCTTTAGCGGCCATCTGGCCCTCTATCATATCTTGATACTTACTTCTTTTGGCTTGCGATAATGCGTCTTGAGCATAAGCTTTAACCTTAAACTCTCGGTCTTGCATGCCGTTAACAACGATATCTACAAACTTTGGCAATATAGGAACTGGTGTCCAGTCTAAATTTAGATAAGACAAGTCTCCATCTACTGCAATTTCATTTTTATATTTGGCTATTGATTGCTCTCCTCTTGCGTATAAACGCAGTCTGTGAAAGTCTCTCCATTGATTGTAGTATCTACACTGGTTTCCATCTTTTTTAAACCATTCGTATTGAATAGCTTGTCCTATCTGTAAACCAAATTCGTCAGTTGCTTTTTCTGCATCTGAAACGAATTGACTTGGAAAGCCTGTAGATGCAATGTCTATTGTAACATCCTTCATCTATCTTATTAATTCACTTAAAGTTCCCTTATTTGTATACCTTGCAAAGTTAAGGTTTATTTTTGATTGTTTTTTCTCGACTTGATACATATGCCTTTGTGTAGCCATAATAGCTAATCCAGAACTAATACTAGCATCAAACTTAGTTCTGTTACTTATATCAAACTTTGCCCAGTCCTCTAAAGTCCTGGTAAACAACATATTCCCCATATCTCCGGACTCTCTAAACTGTCCATCAAAATCTATCCCTACATTTTTTTCTATGTAAGATTCGATTGCAGCAGCATGAGACTGCTTCACATCTTCAGAACTATTAGGTATACCCCCTAGCTCTTTCTCTGTTTTTGACAACTTGGATATGTGTTTGTCAGGTCTATTCATAGAAAACCCTCTATATCCTCTATTCTTAAAATGGTATAGTAATCTAGGTTTATTATTTTCCACCAGTATAGGCATACCATAAAAAGCACAGGCCATCAAAACTTCTTCAAAAAATATCTCAGCCGTCTGTGGCCTAGCCACATACTCCAAGAAAAATTCATTTGCAGGAGCTTCTTCCATACTAAACTTAGTCATTCCGTGCAACGCTCCGTTAGAACCTCCTCCACCTACAGTTCCAGATATATCGTATGAGTCACATCCAAACGCTCCTATATGGTCGTTGCCTGGAAACTTAATACCTCTTCTATCAATCACATTATTCTGCAATCCCTTTGACGGTGTCCAGCTAATTAAAAACCTACCCCTTTTATCAGGGCTAAAAGCTACCTTAGTATCTTTAATTCCATTCTGCCAATAAAAGTTCCCTCTTGTTAAATGATGCTCTAGTATTAAAGAGTCGTTGTAGTCTATCTGCTGGTATATCTTTGTAAGATTAAAAAGAGAAGACTTGCTCTCGTCTCTAAATGCGTGTGATTCTGTTCTTGGAAACTGTCTGTAAAATTCATTCAGCGCATCTGCATCTGATTTTAATGAATCTACTTCAGCTTGCCAGTAGTCTATAGCTCCGTTGGTAATCCACTCTCCATCAACACCTTTACATCTTTCATTGGGAGCTCTAAGTACAGGCTGCCCATATATATCTATAAAACCCTCCATGTTCATTTCCATAGGAATAAACAAAGAATACATCCCGCTCTTAGTTTGTCCGTTGGCGTTTCTTGTAGTTACATCAGAGTCTTCGTAAAGCTTCTTAAAATTACTACCACCCTTATCTAATGCATTTGAAGTAGAACCCATCAAGCACTTGCCTATTATCTTACTACCTAACCTCAAACAGGTTTTAGTAACCCTCCAGTTGTTAAGTATATTATTTGGCTTTATCCACTTACCGCTTTCATCGTGGACTAACAACATAAGCTTTTCACCATCATAGGAGTTGTCATCTGTGTTCTTCCAGTCAATAGTGGTGTCAAGACCTGTAAGCTCATCATCAACACTATCGTACATATTTTTCTTTGTAATCTTAGATGCTGGTATCCTAAAAGCTAGTTCAGTCTTTGGCTTGTCCATACCATCTTGTATGGGTTTAAAAAAGAATGGTAGTCTGTTTGATATAGGAACTACTTTATCGGTAAACATTTTTTTAGAATCCGCTCCCGTCTTTGATAGTATCCCTACCCTAGAATCTTTTGCCAATGTCCCTGCGTTTACACACTCAGAAGAGCCCATAAACGAAAAACCTGAACGTCTAATCTTTAGATATATCATTCCAAACGCTCGATTATCAGCTTTACACGCTTCCCAGAAAATATAAAATATCCTGTTAGCTTCTCTGTAGTCTGGATATCCAACATCAATTGCTGACCATTGTAAATACATATAATGCGAGCCTGTAATATAAGTAGGCTGTCCATTATTCATAAACCAATGCCCCTCTTCTCTGCTGTCAAACTCCGCCTCAATATAATCAACCCATTTAGATTTAAAAGGAGTTGGCATTTCGTTCCATTGAAATATAGAGTATATCCTAGATAGCTCTTTGGGAAGTTCTTGTCTTTCCCAATACTGCTCTGATTTACTTTTAGACCTTGAGAAACAATTTTTAGGAGCTGCAGGCAAGCCTATCCTCAACCCTGATATTTCCACAACATCTCCAAGCGTACCATTTTTAGAAATACAAACAAAGTCATACTTATCATTGTGTCCATACTCCCAGGTCTTGGCTCTATTTTTATTAGCCAATACACCTTTGGGTATGTATCCATCTAAAACTTTATAGATACTACTTTGAGCGTCTTTCTGCAAATCCTTGTTTTGTTTCAACTTTAGCGTCTGTGTTATTTGATAAGTTTATATTTTCCTGCTCCTGGTCTATCTTATTTAATATATCAAAAGCATCAAATACAGCTAACTTTTTTGTAGCTGCTGCGTTCTTTAATCTGTCTGCCGCCAGTTCATCTTCTGGGTCGTGCTTAATAATATCTTCCTTAGCAACCTTAATAAGCTGCTCTACAGCCTTTCTTCCTGCTTCAATTATTTTCTTTTTTAGTTCTTCTGATTTCATAAACACATTGTAATGTGGTGGTCATACATTCTATATAGCTTCTGCCCATCTACATTAAATTCATATTCAGTATCTGGTCTAAATGTAACTAGGTCGCCTTCTTTTATGCCCTGCTCTTGTAATGTTTTATTTATGTATTTCATTTTACCCATGAGCGGCTCTTCGGCAAAAGGCTTGTGTATATAAGATTCAGTAACTGGTACTGGCTCTACAAAACAATACTTATCGTGGCAATACCACTTATTGTTTTTATTATACATATAAAACTGTTGATTGTCTACAAAAAACAAATCATCCATAAAAAAACTTTTACCACTCTTTTGCCTACCCTTCATGTCGTTGTAAAACTTAAAAACATTATGATGTACTAAAAGCACATCTCCTGGCTCTATATCTCCATTGTATCCTAAAGGAGTAGAAACAACAATAGCCTCTCTGTTAGAAGCTATATGGTTTTCTTCTGAAGTGCTAGTTATAAAATCTACACCTCCTATTTCCTTTGAGTTATTATATCTTTTACCTTTTGTAGGTCTTACTATAAAATAAAAAGGTGACCTCATTAAAAGTTTATATTATATTCTACAGAAATCGGCATAGTTGAATTAAACTCTTTCCATAAAAATATTTCATCTGCTTTTTGAATCCATATTTTTATTGAGCCTTTCTGCTCGTCTTGTTTTATTAAATGAATGCTGTGTGAACCTCCAAGTATTTCTTGTCCTACAATATAGTGCATTGCGCTAGACTTATAGTCTGGACCTATTGATATCTTTCTAATTTGCATTGTATTAAATTTATTAATACAAATATAACGATTATTTGCCTGGAAGTTTTACTCCTATCTTATCTGCTGTTCTCGCTCCGAAGTATCCGCAAAGTACCCATGTGAGAAGAGAGGCTGTATCAGATGTTTCAAGACCCATGTACCATCCGCCTACATACGCTCCAACTAATACAATCAAAGTCAGTGGTCTCACATTTCTAGCAAGCCAGCTCTGGCTTCCAGAGTCTGCGACCCAACGCCTAGTTACACCATCTATTTCTGCGCGCTCGAGTCTAAGTTTTTCAAGAGCTATTCTTTTGTCCCCTTCACTAAGCTCGTTATTTCCGCTGATAAGCTCTGATATTACATTGCCGGGAAGTATAGCATCGCCAACAATACCTAGTATAGAAGGTGCTTTCTCGATGAGAAACTTTCCTACCCCTGTTTCTTTAAATGGTTTTTTACCTTTGCTCATATTACTCGATATGAAGTTTTACCATTTATTCGCTCTGCTCTTAAACAGCGCTTTCTGTTTTCATCTTCTGAAACATAACTTACATGAATCCAATCCGGGTTTGTATCATCACCAAACTCCCATATAAGCTGGTCAAAGCTTAAATTTTCTTTTATGTATTGATACATCTCAGCATTTGTTTTATGGCCAAATGTATCATCCAGGTCAATAGCTCTACCCTCACAATGTTGCGAGCGTGAACTTCCGCCGATAGCTCGGTTTAATATTTCACATCTGTAAAAACTGTTGATTCTTATAGGTCCACCTACAAATTTTCTAAGAGGCTCGAAAACATTATAAGCGACACCAACCATATTAGTAAAAGCATAATCACTTGGGGTATTATTTATTCCTAACCGCAAAGCGGTATTAGATTTATTTCCTTCTTTATAAGATATATGTTCACTTATTCTTTCCATACATTAAGTACCATTTATGGATTGTATATCCAATTGATACTAAAAGTAATAAAATTTTTAGTACTACGTCTATCTGCGTCATAGAAACTCCTAAGACTAAACTATTTATACCTAATATTTTTATATCGTTAATTGACATTGTTATTTGGTTTAACTATGTGGTATACCACATTAATATCTAAAAGTGCGCTATTTGTTTGTATATATTCCATTATGCTATTGCTAAATAGATATAGTCGTAACCATTAGAATTGCCTCCAAAAGCTGTTTCCCAATACCATCCTGTATTTGTAAATTCTAATCTTGTAAAGCCTGTATTTTCAGCCGCATTAGTGTTCGCAAATAGCAAACCATCGTTTGAGCCACTTAAATTAATTCTTTGAGAATCAAATATGTACCAATCTTCTGGGTCTGAATATGATTTTACTAATAGAAATCTAGGTCTAAATCCTGTTGTTATTTGATTACTTACCCCTGTAGCACCTGTAGAACTATACTTCCCTACCTTCTGATAACCTGTTACTGAATGGAAGCAGTAGGTAATCCAATCAGCACCTGATGATGAAGTAACGCTTTTAAACGTATCGCTTGTTGCATAAGTACCTGCAAAATCTGATTTAGCAGCAGAGCTATTTAAGATTAACTCGTCCCAGCTTCCGTCTATCACATCGGTATACCAAAACCAAGAACCTGTACTGCTTGTTTTTTTGTAAAGAACAACTTCAGGTTTACTGCTTAAGCCGTGACCGATTGTATCTGAAGAACTACTTGTAGAAGTCCACTTAACAATACTAAACCCTGCCTCAGGGTGAGCATTGGTTATACTCGTTATAGTTCCTTTATTGTTTATAGTAGATATTCCCGCTGCTTTCCAATTCCAAGCTACATAATCTATTGCGTTTCCATTTACTGCATAAAATCCTTGACTAACATCTTTTAAAGTAAAACCATTAGAATTAATAGAGCGGTATTGATAAGTTGGGTCTATATAGTTTTGTCCGGTAGAGCTGGAACTCAACGTTCCCGGCACACCTCTCACACTATCTGCTATTTGATGAGATTCTGAACCATCCCTATCCTTTATCCACATCAAATCAGGTTTGAAATCTGTTTGAATATTTTGAGTTCCTCCATTACCTGTATAAAGTAAAGGCTGAAAACTATTCGCTAGTACTGGAGCAGGCTGAGGGTCTGCTGCTATAGCTAGGTAGATGTAAGTTGAACCGCTCTGATTTATTTCGTTATTAGTTCCGTTTACTGTGAAACCATTAGATTGAAAATCTATATCAAAAACGCTTGTGCCATCAAATTCTTGAGCAGATTCGTTTGCTTGTAAGTATTGTCCTTGCGGATTTGATGTCGTTCTTTTATTATCAAAAATATACCAACTCCCCCCTCCTGATGGTCTAATAGCAGCCTTAACCATTAAAAACGCAGGCTCAAAATCTGTTACAACATTATTACCTGCTGTTCCCGTCCCTATATAACTCCCTATTTTTTGGTAGTTGTCTACGCTGTGGAAGCAGTAGGCGATGTATTGGTCTGTACCTGAAACTCCATTAGTTGAATTATCGTTACCTACTGAAAAAACATCACTATTAAAATTACCAACAATAAATCTAGGGTTTACAGTAGTTAATATTCCATCACTTTGATTTAAGCGTAAATATTTAGCGTTTGTATCTGTTACGTCTTTTACATAAACATTCCACGACTGACCTAAATTCGTTGACTTAACAATAAGTAAATCTAATTCTTCGTTTAATCCGTGTCCGATTGTTGCACCTGAAGTTGCATTTGCTGTATATTCCACAATACTAAACCCTGCATCCTGATTAGCTCTGACATCACTTGCTATTGTATTACCCACTGTACCTGCTGCTATTGTTGTAGTGGTGTCTGCTGCTTTCCAACACCAAGCTACGTAGTCTTGTCCTGAAACATTCCTTGCCATTACGCCATTTCCTGACATACTAAACCCATTAGACGATATACTAAAATCACTGTCAGTATATTCACTATTTGAGCCATCAGATATTAATGCCTTGTTGTCTCCCCTAACTGAATCAGAAAGAGTATGACTATATGTATTTGTTCTCACCTTTACCCAAACCAAATCAGGTTGGAATTGTAATCCTGTGTATCCAATATCAGTAGGAACTCCTCCGTATGTACCACCTACATCTGAAGCGTCACCGTCTAGCTGATAAGCAGCTATACATCCTGCTCCCGCTGGAAAGTTTAAAACACCTGCTGTATCTGTAGTTTCATTATTATATAAATCAGTAACTTGTTGCGGAGTTATTGCTGTGTTGAAGATTCTTACTTGGTCTATTTTGCCGAGCCATTTAGCTGTATTAGTCCTTTGACCACCTATCAAATCGTTGTTTACAGAGGATACCGATGCCGACGTAGTTAAAGCAGAACTATCAACAGCAGCTCCATTTAAATATGTTTTACCAACCCTACCTGTGCTATTATAAGTTGCAACAATATTATACCATTGTCCTGTATTGATACTCGAAGCAGTCCAACTTGAACTATAGTAAAAATTAGTTCCTGAAGTAGCTACTGTTCTTGCTATTGTTATTTTATATGTATTTGCAGAAACATAAGTTAACTGTAATCTAAAAGAACCCTCCGTTCCTGAAGAACTTGAAGCAGCACCTAGAATAGTTCTATTTCCTGAAGTAAATCCTGAATCAATATTAATCCAAGCAGATACAGAATAGTCAGTATCAGTATTAGGTATGACATCTCCTATATCAATATGGCTACTACTACCATTAAAATTCGCAGCCTCATTAAACTTAGCGTCTATTGTTTGTGAAGCCCCCGTACCAAAGTATGTGTTAGTGTTAAAATTCTTGCCAGGAAAGTCAGCAGGCAATGGAAGAGCCTCAGTGTCTATTTGTTTCCATGCGCTACCGTCCCAATACTCAACGTATTTTTCAGTAGTGTTGTATCGCCACTGCCCCGCGCTAGGACTGGTAGGTCTTTGTGCTGTTGTACCCGTTGGCAATTGAAGCGCTGTGTTTGTTGCGCTGAAGTCAAATAGTTCCGGTGTTGTTATTTTTGTAATTGCCATAATTTAATTTTATAATCCGTAATCTGCTTTGTAATAATTCCAAATATCTGTAATGTCTGATTCGCTTTTTTCAACACCCATAAATCCAAATGATATTCCATAACTTACACCTCCTCGCGCTTCATTATTGGTATAAGATGAGCCTAAATTTAATACATTTGTTGTACTACCCGGTGTTCCTGTAGCAATTATGGTGTTAATTTTTGCTCCATTAAAATACATTTTTACCGTTTTAGTAGACCAATTTACAGTGTGACAAATAAATTTCCAAGAAGGATATGGCTGTTGACTTGAACTATAAGCACCACTTATTTTATTACTCGTTCCTTGTCTCCAACTAGCATAACTATAATAATCTAATCCACTCCCCCATCCATATCTTGCTGTAAACTGCACAAATTCACTATCATAATCTGTCCCTCCCCCCCAAGAAGGACCTAGTGTAAACCCGTATGGATATGCAATAGCAGTTTGATAAGAACTTGATACATTCATAAAAGTTCCTATTGTAAAATCTTGTTGAGTACTATAATCAGTACTTGAAGTAGATGAACTTCCTGCAAACATAGTTCTTCCGCCACCAGATGTATAAGAAGACGTAACATATTCAATGCTACCACCTGTCCCTGCCTTACTAAATCCGCTTGATAGAGTAAAATTTCTACCAATAGAACCTGTATCTGTCCAGGAAGAAATACTACCATCTGATGTGATTGTTTTTGGGTCATAAACAAAAGAAGCATTATCTAAAGGAAGGGGTGGAATAACTACATTGTCAAAGTTTTTCCAATCTGTTCCGTTGTAATGTTGCATTGTAGAGGCTGAACCATCTGAAGATTGAGTCGTATCATTACGCATCATGCCCTCTTCTGGTGTACCTGAGAAAGCTCCACCTGTAGGCATTTTTAGTCCACTTTCTGAATTGGCTTGATTTAAATCCGTTAACTCTGTTATTACTTTAGTTGTTGCCATATCTTATATTCTTGAATCCCATTTTTGTTCTTCTTCATTCCAAGAGTACTCGTTAGGATGATGATTTTCAGGATAGTCTACCGGAGGATTCCAGCCACCATTTGTTGTATCCCATATCCAGCTAGGATAAGGTTGATTGTTGTCTGGGTTAATATATACATAGTCAACCCAATCTGTAGTATCTTCTTTCCAATACCATACTCCTTCTTCAGGTCTAGGTGTTGGTGGTTGCCAGTAGCAAGTCGACTCATCTAGAGTCCAGCTTGCAAAGGGTTGCTCGGTATAAAAAGCATCTCTCACAGGGTCGTAGATATATCCTACTCCTGCATAATTTTTTCTAAAAGGTGTGCCGCCTAAAGTGTGCACACCACCTCGTGTGTTGTATGATGTTCTTTTGCATCCGCCGTAGAATCCTTCCCAGTATATTGAGTTGTCAAACTCTACTTTTGGCACTGCGTCCATCTCGTCAAGCTTTGCTGTAATTTGAACCTGTATAGCTTCTACCTCAGCCATCCACACCTCTTGGTCTTGAGTATAGTCAATATCTTTCTTGCTATCTTCAAGAGCTTTAATTTCTTCTTGTATTGCTGATGAGTCTCCTGGAATCATCACAATCTCATTTACACCAGAGTATATAGCCGTTACTCTGCATAGCGCATTGGCTATTGCAGTGTTTAAAGTTTCAATCTCAGCTACTAAATCTTCAGTACCCTCAGCCTCTAGTATCTCCATTTGGTCTAAAAGTTCTTGAGCCTCTTCAGCTAGAGTATCTTTCTCAGCTTGTATGGCTGTATTTAATGCATCCACATCTTCTTGTGCTGGAGGATTTTGTATATCTGCATATAATTCATTTAGTTCAGCCTGTAAACTCTTTAATGTATCACTTGTGTTTTTAGTGTCATACATATTTTTAAGAGCTACATATCCATCGCTCGCTCTGTTATCATTTTCAATAACATCTTTTTCATTAAGAGCTTCCCTAAGTCTAGCTCTTTCAGCTACTGTAAACTCTTCATTTGATATTTTTGCGTAGTATGCCATATTAACTAAATGTTATTGTTCCAGTTCCTGCTGTGAATGTTGTTACTTTATCACTGCCATCGGTAGCGGTTGTCCCTGTTAATCCAGCGCCTATTGTTACTGTGTATGAATTTGGATAGCGTAGAATAACTACTCCAGAGCCGCCTGCTCCACCTCCTGGATTACCACTATTATTTGCGTATCCTCCACCACCATCACCGGTATTTGCACCCCCTGCTGCGTTTGCATGACTTGACCCTCCCGTTGCTCTAGTTACTGATGCTCCAGTGATAGATGACGACAATCCCGCTCCACCTGCTGCCGGACTACCTGATGTTCCAGCTGTTCCAACTGCTCCTGCTCCCCCACCTGAGCCTCCAGCATTAATATCCGATGTTCCTGAACCTCCATCATTTCCTTGATTAGTTGTGCCAGAGCCCGCTGCTCCTGTTCCAGCTGCTCCTCCACCAGAGCCACCGTTTACACCGGGTTTATTTTGTCGACTTCCGCCGCCGCCGCCGCCAGCTGCCGTTATTTCACTACCTACTGTTCCAAATTTAGAATCAACTCCACTGCTGCCGTTAGAACTTTCACTAGTTGCTCCCGCTCCCCCCGGACCTACTTCTACGGTATAATTAGTTCCAGCTGTAGCTGCAAAAGGGCTAAGGGTGCTGCTTGGCCCTCCTGATTGTTCACTAGCGTAACTGTTAAGATATCCGCCTGCGCCACCGCCGCCATTCAAAGCATTATTATTCCAGTCTGCCGTTCCGCCGCCACCGCCACCAGCAATAACTAAATAGTCAATTGAAATTGTTGTTCCTGATTCCTTTAAGTTTCTCCACTCGGCTGTGCCTGTTTGGTCGGTATATACTTGTGTTCGTTTAGTGTCAGTGTCTTCTCGGATTTCACCGATAACACCTGAGGGTTGTTGAGCAGTAGTGCCCTTTACCCAGGTAAGCCCTCCAGCGTTACCACTCATGTCAATTACATCTGTAGTTACTTTGGTTGTTGCCATTGAGCTTTATTATTATGTTGTTGATACTACTTCTACAATTGAACCATTA